GTGGCGGCTCTGAACCCACGCATCTCCATCTGGTTCTATCTCCTCGTAGACCTCCCACGTGAACACGTCGTACGACTCGTCAAAGTTGATGTACAGGAGCTTTTTGAGCGCCGCAAAGTATCTCCAAGTCGTAGGCTCTATGGGCCGTGGGACAAAGTCGGACTTTGGTAGCTTCCGTGGAGGGAATCCTAGGGCTCGGCGCGCGTCGAAATCAGCGAACGAGGCTACCCGTTCGATGAGATCACATGGCAATTGGCCCCATATTTGTGGGTTCATCTTGTGTTTTTAGGCGCGTAAAACTTTAATAAGGACCCTCCATTTTGTTCAAGATGCGTCCCGCTTTTTTCATAGAGACGCCCTTCATTTCAACATTTCCAATAGTCGCATTTAAAGCCCGGTTGTACAATCTTTTATTGTTCGTTCCGAGTGTGTCGTAATTCACAATTTTGAGTATGGTGTTAATACGCCGCTTGTCGGCGTTCGTGAGTCCAGGGCCTGACGCGTTCGTCTTTGCGACGAGGGTACGGAGGCGGGCCAGACGAGCATTGGTGTTGTTCATCGTACTGTGTGCGGATATTAAATCCAAGTCGTGATGAGAGCGGCCCATTCCTCGCCGCGAAACGTGACATCCTCTTGGTAGTCATACGTTCCGCGCATAAAGTTCCGCCGGACGTTGTACACGTCATCCTTGTCCTTCACGAAAAAGAACGCAGCCACCTGAGCCACGAGGCCATTATCTATATGTTTCTCTTCCCATCCGATTTCGCGAAGTTCATCGTCTTCTAGCCAGGTGAATATCATTTAATTTTAAAGAGGTTCTCATCTCTAAATATCAAACGACTCGAAGAGCTCATCGAGTGGCGACTTCTTCGAGAGTCCGTCCGAACCCATGACCTCCATGTACCACCTGCCCTGTGGGCCGCACTGGTTCTTGTCGAGACGCACAAACTTTGCGTAATTGTGATGAATCTTGCCCGGGCTCACGGCCACGATCGAGCGCACACACGTCTTCTCGGCGGAGTTGTAGTACAGACAAACCTTACAGAGGGCCGACATGCTCATTTAGGTTTCAAGAGGTCGTCGTCTCTAAGACCATCTCTTCGAGTATCGCAATCTTTTGGCGCGTCAGCTCCTCGACCGTTCCCACATCCATCATGGCCAAGGCCTTCTTCGCTGCGAGCACCTGTTCCAGAAGCTGTATATGTTGGTGAGAGAATTGGTTGTAAATGCTTTTCTGTATTTCAGACTCGTCTACTCCACGAAGACGGCACTTAATTTCAATTTCAGAAATCTTCGTCTTGTGATCCTCGAGCCTCTTTTGTGCCTCTTTCAGGTTATTCTCATACATTTCCCGATACTTCCCGTAGTCCCATTTGTTTTGGGGAATGCCTGCTGCATACTTCAGGGCTTCGTTGACTTTTGTAAGACGCTCCATATACTCATATTTTCGCGAGTTAATTTTAAGCACCTGAACTTCTACGGCCCATTTACTCCGTCCAAGTTCATTTGCGATTTCCGGTATAGACATACCATTTGATTTTAGGTTCATTAGTCTCTGGATGATATCAGGAGTCCATTTGCTTCCCGAACTCATTTTTTACTTGTGATTCAAGAGGTCGTCGTCTCTAAGTCCATGGACTCCGGTCGATGGGTCCGGGCATCTTGCGCACGACGTGTTCAAAGTTCCTGAGATCTTTGAAAAGATACCCTGGAGCCATAAATGGTGATGAAAGTGTATGAACCAATATGCATCCAACACGTTCGGTCACGTACTCATCCTTTTTAAGAGGGGGTGCGTAGGCGATGGTTCTCATCGTTCCGTAAGTATATGCGCCTATGCAATATTGTACGAGAGCCTTTTCCATATAGGTTTTAGGGGTTTATATGCTTTAAGCAAATGCCTTTGTAGAACCGGACTCTTTGCGGCGCTCACGTTTGGCGTCTGCGCTAGCTTTGTTGGCCGCCGCCAGCGCAGGGTTAGCCTTCGCCTTGTTCTCCTGCTTGATCTTCTTCTTCTCAGCATCCGTGAGCTTGTCGGGGATTTTCTTGATGTCAACCATTACACTTGAAGTACAAATTAATTACCCAGACATAAGCGCGACCGGAAGGTTTTGCTTCTGGACACTATTATCGGATTTTTGGGTGAGGTGACGCATATCGGGCCGAAGCCATGCAAGTGTCCACGTTGCACAGAACGTATCCTCTTCGTGCCATTGAGGATGGTCCTTGCACACCACGACTCGGCGTCCGGATAATTTTGAAATGTGGGCGCGGTCTAGATGACCACTGTATTGGCTTTTCGGGTGCGCCGGATCGAAAACGCGTATGACGCCCGACCCGACAAACTCGTACGCCATGAAATGACCCTCGTCATCCGAGATGGGCATGTATAATGTCCCTTTCGGATGTACGATTCTTCGACACTTTGAAATGTCGTAATCGCCTTTACAGCCTGTGAATTTTCGTCGAAACGCACGGTCATTGACGACCGTGTCCCATTTCATTTTTTCATCCATTACTTTACATATCGTCCTCGGCTCTATATAAATTGAGAGGCTCCCATGTGAAGACGCCCGGCATCTCGGCGCAAATCGTGATCGCCTCTTCGCGCGTCTCGACGTAGACCAAATTGCAATCGTACTCGACGTCACGGATGACGTAGATCATTTTTAGTTACTTTTTACGGGCTCCGAAGCCTTAATTTACGTACTTGGCGTCATCGAGAACCTGTGCGATTTTCCTGAGCCGTCTCTCCATACACCCCAAGAGCACGAACGTATACATCGCTACAATTCCCGTGAAAATTACAAGACCCTTTAGATCTTCAGTTTCCATTGTATATTACACGTCTATGCACTTTATGTGACGTTCGTTGAATGGGATCCCGTTGAACCGCGTCGTGGCCGCGCACGTGTACGCGCCCATATTATCCCACACGAGCCAGGCCCCCTCATCGGTCCCCTCTGGCAAATTGTACTCTTTGTAAATGACGTCACCACCGTCACAGGTTGATCCGAAGATGGTCCGGGCCACGGCCGGTCCCTCCAGACGGTTCCCGTCCGCGTCACGAACCTCCTTGACTTGGGGTTGGGCGTGATCGAACAGGATGCAGTTGAACGCACCATAGAGGCTCTCGCTGATCGTGAGACCAGAACCTTTTGTGCCGATGACGGGAGTGTGTAATTCCATGACACGCTCGACGAAAAACCGGCCGGGTTCGGCGATCAGTTCAATGCCCTCTGGCGCACTGATAGTCTTAGGCAATCCATGAACGGATGAGAATCCGCCACCGATATCTATAATGTGCGGGGAATACCCGTGTTCGCGAGCCAGTTCCAGGGCCCTCGTGGCCTTGTCGACCGCGCCTTCAAAGACGCCGGTGCTCGACGCGAACGACCCGACGTGGAAGGAAATCCCTATGACATCGAAGCCGAGCGTCCTGGCCGTAAACAAAAGCAAATCCCACTCGTGCTCCTCGGCGCCGTACTTGACGCCGAGATTGCACCTGGCCGACGGATCGTCGGCCCGAATCCTCAAAAGGAGCCCCGGGCTCCAGCCCACGCGCGCCATCTTTTTGAGCTCGCACACGCTGTCAAACGTGGTCCGCAATACTTTTCTTGATTTTGCAAACAAAATTTCCTCGACACGTTTGCATGGATTTGCATATAGAATTCGCTCTGGCTCAACCCCCAGGTCAAGTACCTGTTCGATCTCAGCCTGACTAGCACAATCAAAATTCGAGCCCATCTTGGCTAGGGTTTCGACAATTCGGGGTTCCGGATTGCATTTGACTGCGTAATAAGGCTGGACGTGGGGAAGAGCCTCGGTCCACTCGGCATACACATGCTTGAGTTTGGAGAGGTTTAGGACGTAGAAAGAATCTTGTTCTTTCGTGGAGTCCGAGGGGTCGGTAAGGACCCCAGAGCCGACCATCAAGTGGTACTTGTCCTGAGGATTTTATTTCTATCTAGTAAGATGGTCCGACGGGCAAACTTGCTGTTGGGTGGTACCCGCGCTCGCCTTTTCAATATAGCCACCAAGGCGGTGCCGACGAGGCGCCAGCTTCTCATGAAACGTGTCGGCGTTCCAAAGAGAATGCCGACCAAGTATCACAATAAAAAGGGCCGTCAGTTTTTCTTGACCCTCAAGGGTGTGTACGTGGTGCGTCACAACGGCAAGTCTCTGTACGGGCTCAAGGCGACGGACACGTCAGCACCTCTTGCCATCCGGCCAAAAAGAATTCGCAAGTAAAGTTACGACTATGACGAACTCTCCAAAGTATGGCCCAAAGGGGTACGGGAATAATAAGATGCCTCGATGGATGAAATTGCTTCTCGAGTCGAGCCAAAAAAATGTCGTGCGCACGCCAGAGTCACATCGCCTCAGATCAGTAAACAAACCAAAGCGCGTACGTCGGGTTAAAGCCAGTCAGACCAAACAAAAGTAAGAATGGACCGCACTCTCATCTTCCTCCTTGACCGCTCGGGCTCTATGGAGACGTGCCGGGTCGACACGATCGGCGGATTCAACGCCTTCGTGTCGGACCAAAAGACTCTCGGGGGCAAGTTGACCCTCGTTCAATTCGATCATGAAATTAATAACGTCTTCGAGGATACGCCCCTGGGTGACGTGGCACCACTGACGCCCGATACGTTTCAGCCGCGCGGCTCGACGGCGCTCATGGACGCGATCGGCCGGACCATCAAGACGCACGAGGCCAAGACGGGCGTCGTCTTCATCATCCAGACGGACGGCGCCGAGAACAGCAGCCACAAGTACACCAAGGCGCACATCAAGGACCTGATCGAGCAGAAGACCAAGGATGGCTGGACGTTCATGTACCTCGGCGCGAACCAGGATGCGTTCGCCGAGGCTGGCTCGATGGGGATCGCGCCGTGCGCCACGCTCCACTACGACGTCACCCGCACGCCCGAGGCGTTCCGTGAGTTGAGCGCGACGGTCTCCCAACAGGCCTCGAATATTTAATGTGTGTAATGAGTATAAATGCTTCCAGCCGCTATGGGCCTTTTCGCGTGGAAAAAATCGCACCCCAGCATGAAGCCCGCGGCTAATTCGACGACGAACCTCCCATCTCCCCAATCCATGCCATCTGCCAACGGTCAAATTTAAAAGTGTTTAAATATAAATGTCGTCTATGGTCGCTGGAATGTTAGCCAAGAAAATGCAAGCCGCCGCGGTAAATCGCGCCAAGAAGATCGCGCTCAATCAGGCGCGCGCCATGGCGAACCGGGCCCAGAATCAGGCGAAGAAAATCGCCGTCGCGAAAATGAATCAGATGAAAAACGCCGGTATAAAGCGTGCCGAGAACGAGATCAGAGGGCGGCTAGGGAACGGTCCCGCCACCAACGCGGCGATCAAGCAAATGCGTAACGCCGCCAATAAAGCTCACAGCGCTCTTGTGCAGCGCGTGAACTCAGCCCCTAAGATCAGCCCATTCTGATGCGCCGACCGAGCACCTTGCTCGTCTGAGCGATTGCCGCATCCAGGCTAGGCTTTGACCAGAGAATCCACCGGGACCAGAAACCGGCCGAGTACCTTCCGGACCGGCCCCAATTTTCGCGCTTCCGATGCCGCGTCAGATAACGCCGCATCCGCTCCGCATTCTTATGAATTGTGTAATCTGAGTACCCCTTTAGACCGAACCGCACCTTCTTGCCGTCTGGGAACACCGCCATGAATTTGTGAACCGCGTTCGGCGAACGCACGAGTTTCACCGAGTCGCTCATCGCAGGCTAATTCTTACTGAGATATAAATCAATAAGACCAGGATGATGATGTTAAAAACAAGATACCCTGTAAGGTAAGGGAACGCAGTGTCCCGAATTGCGTTGTTTTCCAACAGCATATTTAGCACCTGCTTCGTAAGGGACTCTTCGTCCTGATCTATTTCACTATTCGCCATGGATCGTTACTTTAACAGACCCGTACAAAAAAGCGAGTACGAGTTTACAAAGCTCGGGCCGGCAGTGTGCCTCCTGGGCCGGTCGGGCATAGGCAAGACCTGGGCGGCCCACAAGGCTTTCCAACCCCATGTTGAATTGACGGCTGAAATTCTCCGGAGTCGACAGTCGACTGTTGAATTTCTCCTCAAAATTGAAGGAACCTCTACTCACATAATACTCGACGAGTACGAGACAATTTCAGATCTGGTCGGTCTGAATGACATTACAAAACCCCCGACCAATGGAATATTTTGTGTGATTTCACAAGTCCCTGTTAAATTTCAATTTGAAATTAAGACCTATGACTTTCCTGTACCTGACCAAGAGACCATCCGTCGGATAGCCCCGGGAATTACCGATGAAAATTTGATCCGGTCCAGGGGAGATCTTAGGTTTGCAATTCGTAGTTTAAATTTCAAAGGTGACGCCCAGGATGACTTCATGGGTCCTCGGGATTTCGTGACCAGTCTGGTGTCCATGTACTCGAACGTCCGTCCGGTCGATCACCTGGGCGATCCGATACAGGAACCTGGAAATATTTCTTCAATTTTACATGAAAATTATGTCGATGCAAAAAATTGTGATTATGCCAAGACGGCCGCTATATTCAGTGAGGCTGACGTGTTCGAGTCTCGGGTCTATGCGGGCGACTGGGGTCTTTTCTCGTGCTACACGATTTTCGGATGCATCATGCCGGCGATGGAAATAGGCCACTCGCTCAAACCTCCACTTCGTCCGGGATCGACCTGGACCAAGTACCAAAACGCGTGCATGAGGGCCAAAAGGATCCAGGCCATGTCGCGCCGTCTTCCCGGCAAGCGGCTCACGCTCGATGAACTGCATCAGCTGCGCGAGTACGCCGAGAGGGGTGACGCCGGTCCGCTCAAGGAGTATGGTCTCGTGCCCCAAGACATAGACACCCTGAACCATCTGAGCCCGCTCAAAAAAATGAAGGCTAAAAATTTGGCCGAACTAAAGAAAAGCCTACAATAATTAAGTATGGACGAACTCGAGGAAGTTCTAAAAAGATACGGAACACGTCATGTAGCCGAAAAGCTCAATCTGTCACCGGGCACGGTGAAACGGTGGGTCGAACTCGGCGGCGTGCCCGGACAGTACCTTTTTGATCTTCTCAAGATGCTCGAGCGGCCGATCGATTACGGTGCGTTTTCACACAAGGACAAGGATCAATTCTTCACGCCCGATGACATTGCACTGCACTGCTGGGAAGCGTTCCGACGGGTCGTGAAAGAGGATCTCACTGGGTACCAGTTCATAGAGCCCTCGGCCGGTGGCGGCAGTTTTCTGAAGGTTCTTCCGGCCGGGACGATCGCGCTCGACATCGAGCCTCGACACGTGGACGTGACCGAACAGGACTTTCTGACGTGGCGGCCGGCAGAAGGCCATAGGTACATCGTGTTTGGGAACCCGCCATTCGGTCTGCGGGGCCACCTAGCCCTCGCGTTCATGAATCGTGCGGCCGAGTTTGCCGATTATGTATGCTTTATTCTTCCTCAACTTTTCGAGAGCGACGGGAAAGGATCGCCTCGGAAACGCGTCAAAGGGCTCAACCTGATTCACTCGGAGTCTCTGAGTGCCATGTTCTACACACCGGATGACAAAAAGATCAAGATAAACGGCGTGTTTCAGATTTGGTCGCGGCACACAGCCGACGCTAAATTCGAACTCAAGCCGCAGGTGAACTCGCTCGTGCGCGTCTACTCGCTTTCGGATGGGGGGACGGGGTCTACGACGCGAAACAAGGGGATGCTCGAGGCGTGCGATGTGTACCTGCCGTCGACGTGCTTTGGGAGGGACGCGATGCGGGTCTATGACACGTTCGAGGAGCTTCCGGGACGCAAGGGATACGGACTCGTGTTCGGTACTGGCAAAGCCGAATTCATTACACGCGCCAGGTCTATCGACTGGGCCAATGTGAGTTTCTTGTCGACCAACTCCGCCTTGAACCTGAGGACCTCGATCATTCACGACCAATTTGCCGAATGATGAACTCGCCGATCATCTCGACGGAGGTATCGGGAGCGACCTTGAGGGTCATGCCGTTACTGACAGCCTTGAGAAGATTCGCCTCACCAAAGTCAAACTTGTAGACGTCGCTCGTCCCCTTGCGGAGGTGCGGCTTGCGTCCAAGGACCGGGTGCTTGATTTTCATATCAAATTTAGGGATGACGGTCACGTAGAACTCGGCAGGCTTGACGTCGACGAACACGTGGAAATCGCACCCGGCGTCCCGCAGGTTCTCGTGCTGAAAGCCGCCCTGGACGCCGAGTCGGGCCGTCTTGACCTCGATCTTTTTGCCGAGGATTATGATATCGTACGTACCATCCTTTGAGTTCTTGTCATCGTCCACGAAGACGTGGTCGATGCCAGTGACTCGGCACACCTCGGCCAGAAGGCGCTCGCCGACCTTGCCGGAATAGTCCGGCTTGAGTTCGTCCATGGCTGTGAACGGCGCCAAGCCCCACGTCGACTTGGCGCGCTGAATTGCCAACTGGGACTCGCCGATGGACTTGAGGAGAGACGCGGCCATTTACGGCTTAGAGGCCTGACGCTGTTAATTGGTAGGAAAAATGAACGAGTGTCAGTGCCACGTCGAGGCCGAAGAGTCTTTTGTGAAGGTGCAGGGCTCGGATATCTACTTTCACTGTGACGTAGACGAGACAACAATTTTGGAGCTCAACATGAAACTCAAGAAATTGGAGACTGAATTACTCCACAAATACATCGACCTCGGCATCAAGTCACGCCCCGAGATTCGGATCTGGATCCGGTCGGACGGGGGGGATCTCCACTCGGGTCTGAGTGGTATGGATTGCATTCGGTCCATTCGTCGCTGCAAGGTTCGTACGATCGCCGACGGCGTCTGTTCGTCGGCCGCGACGTTTCTGCTTCTGGGCGGGCGGACCCGGCACATGACCGAGAATTCGTACATAATGATTCATCAATTGAATATGGACGGGACTTGGGGAAAGTTCGAGGATTTCAAGGACCAGATGGAAAATCTCGAACAATTTATGCAGCGATTTAAGGATATTTATACACGCGAAACCAAAATTCCCGAGCGGGACCTGAAGAAGCTACTCAAGCGGGATGTTTACATGGACGCGGCCAAGTGTCTGGATTGGCGGGTCGTGGATGGGATTTGGTCTTGAGACCGAGTCCGAAGGACTCGTGATCCTTTGGGGCCGCAGTCCCTTCGGGACTGACCCTACTCCTCCTTGGAGTCCTCGACCTCCTCCTCCTCGACGATCACGGGCGCCGAGACGGCCTCGATGTTTGAGGGGGCCGCCTTGGGCTCCATGGAAGGGAACTTGATGGCGCCCTTCTGGAACTTCTCGTTGAACTTCTTGTACAGGAAGTAGCCGATGACGAGGATGGCTACGACGGCCACGATGTTGAAAAGGTTAAAGAGGGACTTGGACTTGATGTCCTCGATGGTAGCGCGCTTGATGTGATCCACGACTGGAGGGGAGCTCATTACTAAAAAAACAGGTTTTCTATGGCCCAGGATGGCGCACCCCCATTGAATTTCCAATGGAAATCGAACAGGCCTGGCTTGCATTTGATTCCCTTCGGAAGGAGGCTGAGCCTGAACCCAAGCGGATAGCCGATTCTGAGATATTTTGTGGCCTGTGCGGTGGCATCAAATCATACGGCGTCTATGACGACCTTCCGACCTGCACGGAGTGCGGAGCGTGCGACGTAGAGTACGTCTGTGAAGAGGCCGAGTGGCGCTCTGGATGCGAGGACGGCGTGGATCAGTCGCGCGTCGGCGCCCCCGTCAACACGGATCACTTCTCGGCGGCCTGGGGGCAGGGGACCATCATGAACGTGCAAAGGAGCGCCTCGTACGCCCAGAAGCGCCTGGCCCGCATCAACTTCCACTCGATGATGAATCACCGAGACAGGGCGCTTTTTCATGCGTACGCCGACCTGGATCGCGTCGGCAAGCAGATTCTCAGTTTGCCTGATGCCGTAATGTATCAGGTAAAAATCAAGTACAAGGCTTTCAACGAGGCCGTCCTGACGCGCGGCGCTGTCCGGAACGGGATCAAGGCGAACTGCATCTTCCAGGCTTGCCGCGAGTTCAATGTGCCGCGGACGACGCGCGAGATTGCCGAGGCGTTCGGAATCCCGGCCCGGGACATATCTCGGACGTTTGAGATTTACCAGGAGCAGGTGCCAGAGTCGCAGGTCCACGTGACGAACCCGTCTGATCTCGTCGCGCGTTTCTTCAAGGACGTCACGTGTGTGCCCGACGATCAAAGAGGCAAGGTGTGTATGCGGATACGCAAAATATGCAAGCAGTTGGAGGAGTGCGTCGAGCTCATGGGGCGGACGCCCAAGGCGGTCGTGTGCTCGGTCATGTACATCGCGCTCTCAGACGCGGGCTTTGCGCCGAACAAGGCTGAACTCTGCCGCGTGTGCGATGTTTCCGTCCCGACTCTGGGGAAGATCGAAGCGATTATCAAGAATCAGTTAAGGAACTCGTGATACTATTTTGTAATGTCGACCCCGATCATACTCTTCGTAAGCACGCCGTGTTACGGAGGCGTTTGTCTCCAGGCCTATGCCGAGTCTATGCTTCGTCTCCAGCGTACGTGCGCCGCGAATGGCATCCAGATGATGCTCGACACGACCGAGAACGAGTCGCTCGTCCACCGGGCACGCAACCTGGCCGTCGCACGCTTCTATCAAAAGTGCCCTCAGGCGACTCATTTTCTGTTTATCGACGCCGACATTCACTTTGACCCCGAGTCGGTGATCCGCCTTCTCAAGTCGGGGCACGAGGTTTCATGCGCGGCTTATCCCAAGAAGTGCGTGATGTGGGACGCGGTCGACGCGTACCACAAGGCCGGCCAGACTGGTCGCGACCCGGCCCGCGTCGCGTCGTCGCTCGTCATGAACTTCAAGTTCGCCAACACGCCCGTCAAGGATGGGTTCGCCGAGGTGCTCGACGGCCCGACCGGCTTTTTGCTGATTAAGCGCGACGTGTTCACCAAGATGCACGCCAAGTACCCCGAGCTCAACTGCGTCAACGACCACCAGAACAAGGACCTGGATGAGTACGTGGCCGTTTTTGATTGTATGATCGATCCGGTCTCTCGCCGGTACCTTTCCGAGGACTATGCGTTCTGTCGCCGCTGGCAGCAGATGGGCGGTCAGATCTTCGCGGACGTCATGACGGTCCTGGGCCATGTCGGTAATATCCGATTCCAGGGCTCTTTGGAAGAGCGGCTTAAGGCTTAGAAACAATTTGTAATTAATGACCGTCCTACACGTGGTCGCCATGACCCGTAACAAATCAATCAGCGCGACGACCCTACACACTATGATGAATATCCACATGCTGTGTATGATGCGCGGTACGCACCTAGAGATTCACTTTCTCGACAACAAGTCGACTCTGCCTAAGCTCATCAAGACGGGCGAGCGCATTTTCTTCATGGACTACGGCACGAATTTGAATAACGAAATCCTGACGAAGGTCGTCGACCCGTTCGAGAAGGGCGTCCAGGTTCTCGTGTTCCCGTCGGTCCGCGAGGGTATCGACTGGGCCCAGTTCGAGAAGAAGACCAAGGAGGGCTCCAAAGAGAGCCCGCACCAGCGAGGCCTCAACTTTGACACCGAGGTCGGTAAGAAGCTCAGTGAGGGTGTGTACGAGTGCGCCAAGACAGAGGCGCGCGTATGGGTCATGGACGCCAAGCCGGTCGACAAGAAGCTCCGGGGTGGAAAGGTGCCGATCAAGCTCCCACTCGACGGCGCCGGTGAGATGTTTGGGGCCCTCGCATCCATGGGGATTAAAATTGGTGTCGCGTCCGAGGCAATCGTCGTGTGCCACTACGTCCATGAATGTTTTGGAAATATCCTCGAGGCCTCGGGCGTCAACTTGGCGCCTTAGAGGTTTGAGTCTTTGAATTTGTATCTAAAAATGGATCCTAGGGAATTTATCGCAAAAGTCTGGCACTCGGCCGACCCTGCGAGATTTCCGGGACCTCAACCAGTCTCTATCGAGCGGAGGCATTTCCCTTTGTTGAAAAAGCAGCCATACGTCGTCTGTGAAAAGACGGACGGTACACGGCACTTTCTCATCAGTTGCGAATCGGGCGTGTTCCTTGTGAATCGGGCATTTCACACCGAGCCCGTCAAGATTCGCATACCCAAGGACACTCTACTCGATGGCGAACTTGTAAAATTGAAAAATGGACGGGTCCAGTTTGTGGTTCATGATGCTGTGATGGTCAGAGGGGAAGACTTGAGTAATTTTGATTTGAAATTAAGACTTGAGAAGGCCCGGTCGGTCGTCAAGGCCATCATCAAGACTGCGACAGCCCCCTTCGAGGTCCGGGTCAAGGTCATGGAGGACCTGAAAGACTTCAGGTCCTTTCCTGATCTAAATTCATTCGAGTACGAGACGGACGGTTTGGTCTTCACACCCGTGAATGAACCCATCCGTATGGGGACCCACGAGACCATGTTCAAGTGGAAGCCGCGCGAGCGGATCACGATCGACTTTGAGTTGCGGAAAGGGTTCGAACTTTTCGTACAGGATCGGGGAGTCCCGTACAAAGAGGCCGAGTTGAACCGCAACCCCTCGCACCTAGCGGAGGGCACTATCGTCGAATGTGGCTATGGAGACAACGGGTGGATGATCGAGAAGGTCCGGACGGACAAGACGCACGCGAACAACCGCCGCACATATTTTAGGACCATAGTGAATATTCGTGAGAATATTCAGCTTAGTGAATTCATAGGCCTGTAAAAGGCCATATAGAATTCACCCCGGAGATTGACAATACCTGGAATTTCACGCACCGATTCATCATCCTTAATGTACCATTTGTCGTATCGTCTCACAAGCAGCGCGTAGTGTCCCCCGTTACGAACTCCCATATGGAGCACACATGCGAACAGTTTGCGTCCCTCAAACTCTAAAGGAATTTCAATAGGAAATTTATAGTCGTACATCGAAAACGAAAAGCATATAATCTTGGGCCATTGTGTGACGACCCGCCGGACGATCGCGGTCGGGTGCGTATTCCCCGAGTCATCAGTGTAATTTTCGATCGAAATTGGTTCGGACCGTTCTTCGATCAGATCTTTGAGCCGACAGGGTTCCTTCACGTCCAGAATCAAGGACGTAAAGGGGTTCCGGACGATCGAGAGGCCTCCGTCCCATTCCGTCGCCTGGCCATCCTCTCCATTGAAAATGTCCGTCACGAATTCTTTGCCGAGCGAAGTCTCGAACGTGTCGATGAGGAGCAGGACGACCTCCTGCGCGTCGTGTTGGTTCATGTTCGCAAAGTCGGGGTACCGGACGCGAAAAGCCCCGAGCAAGTCGCTCGGACTCACGGGGTCCGACCGGTCTTTTAAAAACAATTGCTTGACAACCTTTTGGTACTCTCTGGTGACGTCACACGGGCACGTCGAGAGGTCGGTCGCGAAAAAGTGTTTTGTGAGCGGCGGGACGTGTGCCAGGGCCTGAACTGCAGTATTGAAAAAGCACGAGTTCCCGAGGTTGTGGAGCCCTCTCATCTTAGAGACAAAGCACGTTAATTCTATAAATGGAAATCGCATCCAACTCTGCTCCGATGAGCCGTCCTCTGTTTGAGAAGTGGGCCCCGATCATCTCCAAGTTTAAGTCGGACCCGAATACGGAGATTGAGATCCGTTTCGGCCGCAAGGCTGGCAAGGGCTTCGACACGAACGTCGGCCGCGAGTCCTTCGAGAAGGCTTTCCGAGCCCTGATGAAGTACCAGGCCTGGGAGAGCACGAAGCACACCAACTCGACGATTTACTACTTCGCGGGCGATAAGCGCCTTTCGGTCGACGAGGCGACGGACGAGCAGGTCGGTCAGATCAAGAAGCGCGTCAATGTGGACGATTTCAGTCTGGACGATGTGCCGTTCGACGTGCGCCTGGGCGTCTCGACCGAGGAGCCGTTCGAGTACGATGGCGAAGAGACCAGTACCAAGCAAACGACCAAGGAGCGTTGGTCGTTTGTTCGCAAAAATCTTTCGATCGATATGACGATCGTAAAGGGGACGCCCGATGACAAGGATTCGGACGAGGACACGACGTACCAGATTGAGATGGAGATTATCGACCCCAAGGCACTCGAGGGAGAGAAGGATACGTTCAACCTCCTTCACAAGGTGTTCGATCTCATGAAGTGCGTCTAGGCCTTGGCGACCTTCTCGAGCCAGACCTTCTTGAACTTTTTGTCAATGCCTGCGCGCTCGAGACCGGCCCACGTGTATGTATTGTTCGGCCCGGTCGGCAGGCCGAGGTTCACGAAAGCGTTATTTAAATTAGCAAGTCCAGTGCGGTTACGCGGCAGGGCCCATTCCTTCTTGAGTGGATCCGCCTTCGGGCTCTTCTTGGGGGGCGGGGTGCGTTTGGGGATGTTGGGCGTCTGGCGGCGCTCGGGGACGTAGGCGGGAATGTGGCGGCGCTCACCGGTGATGGCGTTTTCGACGTCGCGCGCGGCGCGAGCGGGGCTCGTGGGCGCTTCACGGTTTATCCATGTGCGGATAGCCTCCTTCATATTCGCCACCTTGGGTTTGGGTTTCTGGAAGGCCAGGTTCGTCACCAGGTTCTTGTAGCGCTGGACCTTGTTTGCCGGCATCCAGTTCGGGACCTGGATGCGGCTCACGTACCGGGCCTTGGCCGGCTCGTTCGCACGCAGCCCCCTCGTCTCCTTCACGAACTTCTTGTAGGCCTTATTGACGTTGGCCTTGAGTGCCTTGCCACGGGCACCCACGGGCAATTTACCATAAATACCAAGGAACGTGTGTTCGTTGCCGTTCCGATAAAGATTACCCAGATTCTGGGAGAGGCGCAGGCCGTACTCAAACTCACGCGCCATGGCGTTGTTGTTGCTGTTCGAACCGGCCGAGCTCGGGGCCCGCTTGGGGCTCGGCGTCTTTGTCCGCGTGGGGCTCGGCGCTGGACGCTTGCCCTCCACGAAAGCCCGGAGGGTGTTGAATCGGTTCGCCTTGGCGATCGCGTTATATTCGGCGTGATTATTGGCCGGCAAAAGCTTCTTGGCGATCTTGTTCTGTTCCGCGACCGGGATGGTGGCCCATGCTCTTTGGGTCTGGACGCCCTCACTCGTCGTACGGGTGACGCGACCGTCGTTTCCGAACTTGTAAAACATGCCATCGACGACCACGTCGTAGGACCGGTTGAGCTTGTTCGTGACGCCCGCCTTTTCCTGGATGAGGCCAATGAGGCGCGCCGGGTTCATCTTGGTGTTCGCCTCTGGTATGTTCATGTTGCGCGCGATGGCCAAGAGCTCAGCCTTGGTCAAGCGCGTCGCCTGCCGGTTGTTGATGCGAAGGACGCGGTTCAGACCCATCTTCACGACGTGCTGAAGTCCGGGCTTGAACGTGTTGTTGCCGAGGGCCATGACGTTCGTCTTGACGTTCGCCGGGATCTTGAAGATGTTGCGAACGGCCGCGGGGATGTTGCGACCCGCCTCGGTGTACGTCTTTATCACCGTCTTGCGCCCGGCGGCTAGGCCCTCCGGGACCTTGAACCAGTACGGCTGCTTCCCCGGACCAGGCCGCACGTAGAATCCAGGCTTCATGGCGTTCCACGACGGTGCGCGGCGATTCTTGGGACCGGCCGCGACCGAAGCGCTCCGCGGCGCCTCGAGCGGGAACCCAAGCCGACTGAAGACGTTGCGCGTCGCGGCCGGTATGGGGACGCCCGCCTTTTCGTACGCCTTGGCGACTACGACAGCGTTCTTCTTTCCCAGACCCATGGCGCCGCGATTGAGCCACTCACCGGTCTGAGGCTCCCGTTCCATCTTGCGCCACTTGTAAAAGCGCGGCTTGCCGTTCGTCCCGGGTCGCACGTAGAAACCCGGCCGCGTCGCGTTCCAGGATCTCGCCAATGGGTACCGGTTCGCCAGCTTGGCCTTCTTGGCCGCGGCGTTCCCACCCTTGGCAGGCTTGCCGATCGCGCGATTCTTGCCGAGGTTCAGGGCCAGCATGGCCGTGAGGTCGTATTTAGGAGTGAAAAACTCCTTGAAAAGCTTGCGGGGCTCGTCGCGCTCCGAAGGGTCCTTGATGCCCGTAAAGAGGACCGTCCCGTTCTTAAAGAACTGGTAGGTCCATTTGGGGCTCTTGAGTTTCAGGACGACGGCCGGGACGCCGAATCCAACGACCGCATCGTACTTCTTTATCTCGTCGCGCATCGTCTCCGGCAGGGACCGCAGTTCACCCGCAAGTCCATCGAGGTCAATCTCGACGTTGACGTAGAAAATGCCGTCAATCTTTTTGTAGGTCGGATGGGCTCGCAGGAGAAGCTTGGGTGCCCAGCCGTTCCGGACGATCGCCAAGAGAGCCTCCTCGTAGTTCCCGAGGCCCATGACGTCAAAGTACTTGTCCGTGAGGACGATCGTCTGTTGGCCGCGCTTGGCGATCACCTTGGAGACGCCTTCGGAATCTCCGATCCACCGACCATTGTCCCACCGGACGACCGGCTTCTTGAACGTCGTCTTGTACCCTAGGACTTCCGAGAACCCCTTGGGGGCCGACTCGAACACGGACCGGAAGTTCGTCGGTAATTTAAAGGTGGCAATCTTGGTCGTCAGGGCCGATGGCGAAACCTTCCAACTCCCTTGTGAGTTGATGAAAACGCGCTTGGATCGCCAAAGTTTTTGGAACTTGGCGATTCGCGCAGCCTGTGCCGCGTCCATTATTGAATGGGGCACATTTTAATTTTCGTCATTCTTGAAATCCAAGCCGTAGATGAATGGTTGTGTAGAGTACGCGGTACCGTTGTAAATCTTCGACTCGACGCGGACCTCGAGATCGCGCGCACTGAACGGGCCGGCGTAAAAGTCCGGATGGAACTTGAATGTGCCTAGGTTGTTCTCGCGGCAGTGCTGGTTGAACTGAGCGACGAAGACCGTTTGGGGCACGAACAGCTCGTTGCCAAACCTGAACTTGGCCGAGCACAGAAAGTGCTGGAGCGAGTTTGTCACCATCGCGACCTGGTTCTGGATCATCTTGAAGTACTTTGGCAGAACGTTCCAGATATCCTTGTCCGAGTACTTGGCGGCGTAATCGATGTAGGCCCGCAGACACTTGCAGAGGATCGCCGGGAGCTCCGTGTCGAGCTTGTCGTCCAGGTGCGGATCAGCCTTGTCCTCCGCAATTTGCCGGCCAAAGTTCCAGGTCGCCAGACGGCGCAAGACCGACCCGGAGTTGTCCTTCCAGTTCGGCACCTCATTTCCGCCCAGAATTCCCGGCGTCTTCCACTGGAAGCTCAGGGCCGTCTCATTCTTGCGTGCGATCGACACGTCCTCACCGGACACGAGCGACTGAAACTCAGCCTGCTCGAGAGCCAGATCGCCCTTGATCTCGGGGCTGATGAACATGAACCCCTTGTAGATGCTCGAGAGGCCGAATTTCTTCTCGATATTGTTCGAAAGCGTCGAGACGTCCTCGCACTCGTAAAACTTGCGGGCAACCTTGGTGATCAGCGTCGACTTGCCCGATCGGGCGATACCCTTCAAGAACGGGATCACCTGCCAACCGTCCATCTCGTTCACGTCGAAGCAAAGACGGCCCATGAAAACATACGTCCAGCGACAGACATCCTCTTCGAATCGCTGGTAATCCAGAACGCTCTGCATGTGAGGCGTCGGAATGTTGTACCAGTCTGCGATGTCCCCGTAAGGGTCGAATTCCTGATCGAAATACTTGCACGAGACGAGCGACGGGTCGAGCTCATTGAACTCGGCCGCTCCATAATTGTAAAACTTGAATGAGTTGCTGATCGTCACCTCGGACGGGCGAGCATCCAGTAGGCCGTTCGAAAACGACCAGACGTGCCGATCCTTCTTGATCTCGGGAAACTGAATATCCTTGCAGTTCGACAAGTGCTTGACGACGTCCGAGGCCATGTTCCCGCGGTTCGTCAGATTCATCCACATCTCAGGGTTGTCCTCCTTCTGGGTCTCGTCATAGACAAACTCCTTGATCTCCTTGACCGTCTTCCAGGCGCGCGTCATGAAACGACCCGATGCAATCTCCTTGCAGCACTGATCGCGGTACCGACGGAATCCCTGGCGGTACCCCTGGGTCAGCAGGTGGACCAGAAGTTTCTGGTACGCGCTCGCGTCCTTCTCGAGATCGAAATCGACCTCGGGATTCTCGGCCAGAGGCTGATTGAAAATGCGGTACTCCGTGTCGTTCGTGATGAACTTTTCGACGATCTGCTTGTAGATCTTCTTGAAGCGCTTGATCCGGCGCTCGAGGCTCATGACATCACCGTTGAGGTCGGTCGTCTCGTGGTTAAGAACATCGAGAGCCTCGGCCCGGGCCAGCATGTACCCTGCGATGTTGATCGTGATTCGCTGATTCACGAGCATGCGGTCAAGATCTTCACGATCGATGTCAAACGGCATGCCCTGAGGGTCCCGATGAGGACTTGCCGGGAGCCATTTCTGTGCCAAAATTTTGTGAATTTCGCTTCGGCGGTCACCACTTCCTTGAACGTCAAGATGCAGATTACGTTCACATGCAAGGAGGCGATTTTCTATATCAACTAGGGTCCAAGTGTTGATTTCCTTCTGGTAGACGCTGCCGTCAGGGGCCGGCGCCTTCTTCTCCTTTGTGTGGACTTTGGTTGCCATTACTAAAAGAGCGTTTGATTTTTTTAAGCGGGGGCGGCTATGTGCTGAGGAGCCGGTGCGGGCTGCGGGCACGCACACTTCGAGTTCTTCATCTCGGACAGGATTTTAAGGAGAATTTTGTTCTGCATATCGAAACTGGTCGCGATCTTCTCAGTCGCATCCTTCAGGCTGACGAGGATCGTCGCGACCGTCTCACCGTCCTCGGTCGCGAGCAGGCCGCCGAGAGCATCGAATATGTCGACGCCGTCCTCCATGTCAAATCCGTCCTCGTCCTCGTCCATCTCCTCCTCGTCCTCCTCGGGCTCCTCCTCAGGTACAATCTTGGGTGGCGGGCGGGTAGGGCGCGACATCTGTACTACGTCTGGATATTTTCGAGCTGGAACTTTTTCGCACCCTATATTAAAATGCCTGGTGGCGGTCTTATGCAACTCGTCGCTTACGGCGCGCAGGACGCCTACCTGACGGGTCAGCCCAAGGTGACCTTTTTCCAGTCGGTCTACAAGCGCCACACCAACTTCGCCATGGAGACTTCCCAGCAGACGGTCTCTGGTGCCATCGGTAACGGCAGCCTCGTGTCCGTGACCCTGGCTCGCACGGGCGACCTGGTCGGTGACATGTTCGTCGCCCTGACCCCGATCAACACATCGGCATCCCAGCTGACGACCAACAACACCGGCATCGACACGTGCTGGATAGCCGAGCGCGCCTTCAACACCGTCGAGCTCTTCATCGGCGGCCAGTCCATTGACCGCCATTACCAGCAGTGGTTCCGTCTGTACGCCGAGGTGTTCATGAACGAGACCAAGAAGGTGAACTACGGCAAGCTGACCTCCATGGCGGCGCCGAACAACGTGGGCCAGACGTCGACGGCCCTGGTCTATCTGCCCCTGCTGTTCTTCTTCAATCGCAACCCGGGCCTGTACCTGCCTCTGATCGCCCTTCAGTACCACGAGGTTCGCATCGATTTCACCCTGGCCTCCAACTACAGCAGCTACTTCGGCTCGAACCCGCCGGCCGTCTGGGCCAACTACGTCTATCTGGACACGACCGAGCGTGAGCGCTACGCCAAGGGCTCTCACGAGTACCTGATCGAGCAGGTCCAGCACGTCGCCGGTGACCCGGTCGGCTCGACGAACGAGAACAGTCCGGGCGTCATCCGTCTCCAGTACAACCACCCCGTCAAGGAGCTGATCTGGTGTTACCAGGACCCGACCCCGGGCACGAACCGCAACGCCATGTGGAACTTTTCGTCCAGCACGTCGAACGTCGAGGTGACTGTCGACGTCCAGAAGATCGCGGCCAGCGGTGGCTTCCTCGAGCCCCACAAGACGGGCGCTCCAGTGCTGTACATCCCGCCGATCCTGTCGTCGAACCTGACGGTCGTCTCGAACGTCACCTATGTGACGAGCAACATCGCACCGGGTTCCAACGTCCAGCTCCAGTCCAACGTCGTAGCGGGCGCGTCCCTGTGGGTCGAGGGTGGTCTGCCGGTCCTTTCTTCGAACGTCCTGTACGGACAGGAGGTTGGTCCGCTCCACAAGTTCAAGCTGATGCTGAACGGCACGGACCGCTTCGTCGAGCAAGGCGGCAAGTACTTTAACCAGTACCAGCCGTACCAGTACCACGAGGGCTCACCGTACCCGGGCATCTACGTGTATTCCTTCGCGCTCAAGCCCGAGGAGCTCCAGCCGAGCGGTACGTGCAACTTCAGCCGGATCGACATGGCCCAGACGTCCGTCTACCTCAAGACGGGCATGCCGAGCAACCTCCTCCAGCAGATGTTCGCGGTCAACTACAACGTCCTCAAGATTGCCTCGGGTATGGGCGGCGTCGTGTTCTCGAACTAAGCCCCGACTTCCTAGAAGTCGCCCTCGCCGCCCGGCCCCCGCGTGTGGTCCCGTGCCAAATTTTTTTCTTGAGTACTATTACAAATGGCCGGTGGACTTATGCAGCTCGTTGCTTATGGCGCTCAGGATGTGTATCTGACTGGTCAGCCCAAGGTGACCTTCTTCCAGGCCGTGTACAAGCGCCACACCAACTTTGCGATGGAGAACATCCAGCAGACGGTGAACGGCACCCCCTCCAACAGCGGCCGTGTGTCCGTGACCATCGCCCGCAACGGCGATCTGGTCGGCGACATGTACGTGGCGCTGGTGCCCTCCGCCGCCGCCCTGGCGCTGACGTCCAACAACATCGGCGCCGACACCTGCTGGGTGGCCGAGCGCGCCGTTGCGGCCGTGGAGCTGACCATCGGTGGCCAGCGCATCGACAAGCACTACCAGACCTGGTTCCGCCTGTACGCTGAGGTGTTCCTGTCGGAGTCCGACAAGATCAACTACGGCAAGATGACCTCGACCGCGTCCCCGGCGTCCAACGACGCGACCAACCGCACCTACGTGTACCTGCCCCTGCTGTTCTTCTTCAACCGCAACCCGGGCCTGTTCCTGCCCCTGATTGCCCTGCAGTACCACGAGGTGCGCCTGGACTTCGACCTGACCGCGACCTTCTCCAGCTACTTCGGCACCTCCAGCCCCGTGTTCGAGGTGTGGGCCAACTACGTCTACCTGGACACTGAGGAGCGCCGCCGCTTCGCCCAGAAGGGCCACGAGTACCTGATCGAGCAGGTGCAGCACACCGGCGGTGACTCCATCACCGCCTCGGGCAACCCGGGCGCCCAGACGATCCGTCTGTCCTACAACCACCCCGTGAAGGAGCTGATCTGGTGCTACCAGAACACCGTCTCCACGGCGACCAACTCCATGTGGAACTTCTCCACGGGCACGACCACCGTGAACGTGACCTGCTCTACTCACCCCAGCGTGGTGAGCGGTGTGCTGCCCCACGTGGTGGGCGCGCCCCACCTGTTCTCCAACATCGCGACCGGCTCCAGCACCTCGGGCACCCTGACCTCCAACATTGCCTGGGTCGAGGAGGGCTCCGCCCTGGCCTCGGGTGTGTCGTCCGTGGAGGTGGGTCCTCTGTACAACTTCAAGCTGGTGCTGAACGGCCAGGACCGCTTCAAGGAGCAGATCGGCAAGTACTTCAACCAGTACCAGCCGTACGTGTACCACTCCGGCACGCCCTACCCGGGTGTGTACGTGTACTCCTTCGCGCTGCAGCCGGAGGAGCACCAGCCGACCGGCACGTGCAACTTCTCTCGTATTGACAACGCCCAGGTGGCGATCAACATGAAGAGCGGCTACAGCACCCCCCTGCAGCGCATGTTCGCGGTGAACTACAACATCCTGCGTATCCAGTCTGGCATGGGCGGCTTGGCCTTCTCGAACTAGACATAGCGTCTTGAATTTGCGAGCGAAATTGCGAAACCCTAAAACCGGCCTTCGGGCCCAAGAGTCTTCCAAGACCCCTGGATCCGAAATTAGCGCGAAATTGTCTGCCACTGCCCCCCCAGAGCCGCAAACTCTTCCTCGATGACATGAGCCGTCAATTCAGGATCCGAACAACAGAAGACGTCGATATAAATCGCATTGTCCTCTGGATACGTATGGGCCGAGAAGTGACTCTCGGCCAGGACCAGGACGCCCGTGGCGCCATGTGGTTCGAATTGGTGAAAAGCCTGGGCCACTACGTGGAACCCACACCTTTCAGCGATTCGCTTCATAATTTTTTCGAGATGGACCCGTCGCGCCACCCACACACCCGTGATGCGCCCGACGAGATGGCTCTTCATTTAAGTTTCTAGGGATTATTCATTTTATATACGACGAGGATCACGGCACCGACCAGGTACAACATGCCGAAGTACATTTGGCCCGGCTTGGCGTACTGCTGACTGCGCGACGCGACCATGTTCGTAATAGCCAGGGCCGCGAACAATAGGACGAATAGGACAAAGAAAAGCATGTTAAAGTCGGCCGTCATTAATATTGACAAGTAAAATAATGTCAGGGCCCGAACTGATGCGCGAGATGAGGAGTCTATTTCCAAATTTAACCATCGAAGAACTTCTGGACCGAGTCCGGTCTGAGATGGTCAACCGGTATGTCGCGCACCTGAAGACGATCCAGGCTAATGACGTTAAGGAACTTCTCACAGAGGCGCGCCGCTGGGATCTGTCGCGAGAAGACGTGACTGAAATTGTCCTGCAAATTTCAAAAACTTTTCCAGAGCCCATGGCATCTGAAGCCCTGGCTCTGACGAGTGGGGAAGGCGCCTGGAGTCTCTACACTTACCGAGATCCTGAACCGCCACGCGGCTGCTGCTTCAGCTGGCGTAGTTCGCCTTCGTCATCACGTTCCAGTAGTACATGAGGAACAGGCCGCCGATCACCAGGGTCACGGACTTGACGACCTCTGACGAGTTCTTGCGGACCTCGCCTTGGAGCATGGGCTGGATGCCAAACAGGACGAGCGCGAAGCCCAGCACAAGGGTAATGATATCGCTCAGCATTTAATACTTAAGGAGATTTTTATTTATTACCTAAATGAACTTTGCGTATATAGATCCGGCGGGACTTCTGACGGAGCTTTTAAGGGCACCGCCTCCAGACGCCGTCCCTCCCGTTCCATGTGAGCTCGACGAGCGCTGGACGGAGTTCGAGAAGGCCCTCGGTGAATTTAAGAATGAATTTGCCAAGGGCCAAGTCGAGCTGGTCCAGTCACTGAGTGCACTCAATGAGAAGAAGGAGGAAATTAACGTTCTTCGAATGATGTTCGATAATATCAGTTCTACAGAGTTAAAGGAAAAGCTTGCTGATCTTATACAACAATACGAATCCGACGAGGGCATCGATGCCCTGATTCAACAATGCGGAGAAGTGAGGGGTAGGGTGGAGGCGCAGAAGAAGGTGCTCTCGGACACGAACGTTGAAAGGTACGCCAAGTTCACTTGCTTTGTATGCATGGACCGTCTCGTTGACCTTTTCTTCGACCCGTGCGGACACGTGATTTGTGACGGGTGTTGGTCGCGCACCCATAACAAACGCGACTGTCCGGGATGCAGGACTCGACTAGGTGGTGTCAAGAAGATATTCTCGATGAGTGCGTAAAATATTCATTATTTCTTTGTCCGTGTAATAACATTACTGGGTTCCATAGTATAACGGTTAGTACGGCAGACTCTGACTCTGTAAATGCGTGTTCGATTCACGCTGGAACCTTGGGCTGGGCATATCCCGCCGCCACCGTAGCGCACCGGCATCTGCCTCGACCTGAACACGTCGTTAAACTATTCACCTCTGACTTTGGCGCAGTGGTATTTTCACTAGAGCGCATCGGATTGTAGGCTCCGGTCTTCCAGACCGTTGGCGGGGCTCCGCTGGTCGGGTGTTCGAATCACCCAAGTCAGAACGACCCGAACATGTCGTTAAAAGGTTCACTAGGTCCCTGTGGCCTAATTGGTTAAGGCGTCAGTAAAAAGACGTAGCTGTTAACCTGTAGATTGTGAGTTCGATTCTCACCGGGGACGAATTTTTAACTGTCCAGCTCCAGTTAAAAAATTGTCTCACACTACACCAATGGAGAAGAAGTGCTCCAAATGTGAAATTTCAAAACCACTCG